TAAACCCAAGAGAGTTTGCCTCACTCTACCAACAGCAACCCTACGTTGAAGGAGGTAATTTAATAAAAACAGAATGGTGGCAAAAATATCCTTCCGATCTGTCTCCAGAAAGTTTCGCAACCTTGGTTATTGGCGTGGACACCGCTTTCAAAAAGACAGAAACAGCAGACTACAGCGTGGCCTGTGTCGCTGGAATAGACCGCAATGGCGATATATACATCGTAGATATTATCCGAGGGAAATACGACTTTCCTGAGTTAAAGACCAGAATGATTCGTCTAAACAATAAATGGCGAGGTAAAGGTCTCAGAGGCATGTATATAGAAGATAAAGCCAGCGGTCAGTCATTAATCCAAGAGCTTAAGAGAGAATCTGGAATAGCTGTTATCCCGTACAAGATCGTTCACGACAAAGTGGCAAGAGTAAATTCTATCTTGCCTCTTGTTGAGGGAGGTCGAGTATTTATTCCAGAGAACGCACAATGGCTAGATGAGTTTATAGACGAGACAGTTTCGTTTCCGAGTGGCAATCACGATGACCAAGTGGATGCTATGACGATTGCGATTGACGTATTATCAAGAACAGCTATTTCTCCTGATGCTTGGGCAACACATTCAAATCCCATGCTTTCTCTTAACAATAGCAACAAAGACTTAGGCAAATCCCTGGGGGACGTAATTTGGGGTCGCAAGACAAAAGATAAACCATCTTGGAAAGGATGGGGTCTTGTTGATTAGCAAGGACGACCACCAACAAAATAAAAGTTATTCTTTTGACCAAATATAAACGGTGGTTCATATGGCAACAAACACATCAGGTTATCGAAGCGCGGAATACAATTTGGGTGACAGGGAAGGGATCATTGTAGACCTTTCCGAGTTTGCTGAACAAATTGTTGCGTATGAAGACATATCTGACCTTCTTTCGGAAGATCAAGAAAACAGGATTGTTGACTATGTTAAGTCAATGATGGACATGTCGTACAACAAGATTAGAAAGCGTTACGATCATTGGAAAGAAGCTGACAGGGCGCACGATGTTTATGTGCCAGCGAATACAACTGACTTCAGAGAAAAGGCAGTAATAGCAGACACGCGAGCTATTGCCGACACAGTTCTTACATATCTCATGGCGGCATTGGGCGGACGTAACCCAATGTTTCAGTTGGAGGGATTAAATAGAAAATCCAGAGAAGCCTCTCTCATACTAGAGCGTGTGTTGCATCAACAGATGCGCCGAACTGCTGGCGAAGCTCGTCTTGCACAAATGCTTCTTGACAGCATCAGGTATGGTTTTGCCCCAACAAAAATATCTTGGGACTCAGCAACCAATCAAAATCATTTAGTCAACTTCGATCCAAGAAGATGCTTCCCCGACCCAAGGGTTAACTGGGGTGACTGGGAAGACATGCAGTTTATTGTGTTTGCAGACTATCAATCTTTCAACAGCCTGCTCAACTCTGGCCTATATCCTAAATTAAAAAAGTACCCTGCCCTTAGAAAAAAGATGTCACCGCCAAGAAACGGTTGGAACGCACACCACTGGCACAAAGAAGAAGGCAGAGGCCTAAGTATTGATCCAGCAACACCCCACCAAAGGGAGAGGGTGGATCACGCCTATTTTACATTAGGCGATGCAAGAGTTGTTGATGAGGCGTGGGTCAAGATGACGGGCGCTGAGATAGGAATACCAAGCATAGACCAAATCTTTTTTGTTATAACAATCATAGACGAAAACATATGTATAAGGTTTCAGTTAAACCCATACGGTCAGCAATTCCCAGTTGTGATCGGAGGTTTATACCAAGACAGTCACAAGACATACGGACAATCGTTATATGATTTAATATTGCCAATGCACGATATTGCAACTTATTTAATGCGTTCACGCATTGATAACATTAGTGCGGCGTTAAACAATCTTATCTTTGCTGATCCTACACAGGTCAGCATCCCAGACCTAATCGACAGAAATCCTTGGGGCATTGTAAGGACGTTGCCAGGGACGAAGCCAGGGGACGGAGTATTTATAGCTCAGGTTCCTGATGTTACCGCAGGGCATTTAAGAGACATTGAGTCTATGTCATCTCTTAAACAAAGAGTTAGTGCCGCTTCTGATGCTATGCAAGGCATCCAGACAACGGATGGGATAAGAACAGCTACAGAAATACAGCGGTTAACCCAGCTAGGTTCACAACGCTTAGGTGTGCTTTCGAGAATTATGTCCGCGACAACTATCAGACCTATGGTAAGAATGATGGTTGCCAACATCCAAGACAGCTTAACGATGTCTGGCTCTATCAAAATAGACCAACAGAACATGCCTAATCAGATTGCTGGTATGGTAGAAGAGGGATACCTCGACTATGACGTTTCCAAAGATTTGCAGGGCGATATTGACTATCTTGTGATTGACGGAACATTACCGCTCGAACCTACAAGAAATGCTGAGACTTGGATTAACGTATTACAAGTAATGAATCAAACAGGACTTAGCATGGAGTACAATGCGGGTCAGATTGTTGAAGAAGCAATCAGAGCTATGGGCATAACAGACCTCGACAGATTTAGGATTGATCCAAAACAACTTCAAGAGAATGGACCAAGCCCATCTCAGCAAATGATGTTGATGGAAAAAATGCGGGGCGCAAACGTCCAAGACAACAATCAGGTCCAACAAGAAGTAGAAGCTGGGAACCTGATACCAATGTCTGAGGCAAGGAGGGCTTAATGGCTAACGAAGCTGAAAAAAATGTAAGGCCAGAAGTCGCCGCTTTTGTTAACAAGGTTCAAGACGACCTACACAAAAAGCTCGACATCTTTATGGCATCTCTTGATGAGGTAAAACAAGATTGTGAAAAATTAAGGAACGAAGTAAGCACCTTAAAGATGGATGTAAGTGCGGCCTCAAACTCTATTGAGACAATCGCAATAAGAACAAAAGACCTTATTGATAAGCGTCTTAGCGGCAACGACGACATCAACAAAGACTTCAAGAAAGAAGTTTCAGAAATGATTGATGGTTACTCAGAACAAGTAGCAAACTTTCAGCTTTCTGTAGACGAAATGATGTCCAAGGTTGAAAGGTATTTTCGTAAAGAAAAGTATGCAATCACCAAAGGGATGATTACAGAAATTATTAATGAGGAGAAGCTAAATGGCTGAAACAAGACCTATTGGTGAACAGTTACGGTTTATCTCCCAATTTACTGGTAATCACGTACTGGATGATTACTTAGAAGCGGCAGAGAAGGGCAACCGCACTCTAAGCGATATGCTTGGGGACATATTTGCTACGGCTGACGGTGCGTTTAGAAGCGATGTTTTCCAGTTTAGGGAAGACCCTAGCAACCCTGGATTCTTCCAAGTTCGTGTTGGTCAGTACATAAATGCTGACACGGGCTGGACTACAATAACTTTTACTGACTTCGCACAGTATGTGGCTGATGCGCTTTCTCACAAGAACGCCGCAGAAGCCGCCAAGACAGCAACAGAAAGTGCAAGGGACGATGCTCTTCCTGTAATTAACAACATTGATAAAGTCGTAGATGTTGCTGACAACATTACAGATGTAAACACGGTAGCTGGACAAGTTGTTGGTACAAAGACATATGCGACTACTGTAGCTGGTGGAAAATTTTATTTAGATGCTGTTTCAAATCCAGAAATAGAATTAAAGAAACAACACACCTACACGTTCGACCAAACAGACAGTACAAATGACGGACACCCTTTTGCTTTTAAAGACAGTGGTGGCAACAGTTACACAACTGGCGTTAGCTATTTTCTGAATGGCGCTTCGGCAACTGAAAGCGATTACACCAATACTACAACTTTCAATGCTGGCGCGGCTACAGGAGACAGGAAGGTAGTCATTTCTATTACAGCTACCACACCATCTAGCTTGCTGTATTACTGTACCGTTCATGGAAACGGTATGGGCAATGACATAGACGTTGTTGACCACAACCTTGATCGTCTTTCAGCTATAGCTCCTAAAATTGTTATTGCGTCTGACACTGTTGCTCCAAAGATAAGCGAAGTGGACACGGTGGCTACCCACATTGCCAACGTCAACACCACAGCGACAGACATAGCCAATGTTAATCTTGTGGGCGGCAGTATAGATAACGTCAACGCGGTTGGCGGGGACATAGCAAACGTCAATACCGTCAAAAATAATTTGCCAGCAATCAACACTGTATCAGGCGATATAGGTGCTGTTGGTACGGTTTCGTCAAACATCCAAGACGTAAATGACGTTGTAACAAACCTTAATGATATACAGACAACTGCGGCTAAAGTTGGTACGGGTCAGGACATCACAGTAGTGGCTGGGGCTATCGGTTCCGTAGGAACCGTAGCCTCGAATATTTCGGCTGTTAATAACGTCAGCACAAACATGTCTAAGATTACTGAGGTCGCCAACGATCTTGTGGAATCAATATCAGAGATAGACACAGTTGCTAACTCGATAACAAATGTTGACGCTGTTGGTCAGGACATATCAAACGTAAACACAGTTGCTAATAGTGCTAACCTACAAAACATAAACACAGTCGGGTCAAACATAAATGACGTTGGAACCCTTGCTGGCATAAGTACAAAGGTATCAGCGCTTGCCGACATCGAAGACGGTACAACGGCAACAAACGCACTGTCTAATCTAAATAGCAATCTAAATGTTATTACGCCTCTTGGTTCAAACATACAGGATATTATTACCACAGCGAACAGCATTAGTAGCATTAACACTGTTGCCAATACACAAAATCTATCAAACATCACCACAGTTTCGGGCGCTATTACTAACGTAAATAACGTAGGTCAGGACATTGCTAACGTAAATTCAGTAGCTTCGATAGCTAATGAAGTGCAAAGCGTGTCGAACAACAACACTGACATTTCAACCGTTGCTTCAAACGTAACTAATATCGTCTTGGCTGGTCAAAACGTGGGGGTTATATCAACAGCGGCAACATATATAAATGACATCATCGAGGCTCCTAATTATGCTGACGATGCAAAAAAATATGCAACACACGGTTTAAACACAAGTTTTACAGACAGTGATGGCAATGTTGCTTTTTCTGCAAAGCATTACGCCGCTCAAGCTCAGGCAGTGGGTAACGCATTTCTTACAGTTAAGGGAGATGAAAGAACAACAGGAGATACAAATGATGTGGTTGCCAATGGAGCGGCTGACACATTAAATCTTGTTGGTCTTGGAGGTTGCAAGATAAGAACAGAAGAAGCAACCGACAATGTTTTTATAGACAGCCGAGCAGTGGCGATGGCTGTGGCGTTAGGATAGGAGAGTGAAATGGCAACATACCAATTTAAAAACGAGACCCATGACAGCATAGGAACTGCTGGAACTGAAGTCTACACTGTGCCAGCCACACAAAAATCAATCGTGATTGGCTGTCAGGTTGCAAACATAACGGGGGCAAGTCTCCCTGTAGAGATACAGCTAGTCAAGACGAACAACGACATCATTCATATAGCTAAGTCAAGTCGCGTTTTGGGAGGGACGACAGAAGATTTCTTGAGTGGTAAAAAGCTAGTTATGCAGGCTGGAGAGAAATTGAAAGTGAAATCTAAAGTGGATAGCAGTTTTGACTGTGTTATTTCCGTCTTGGAGGATGTGGATTAATGGCTGAGGCTACAGGCATATATACTGGAACCGCATATTCCGATAAAACTTTTTACGGAATTAAGTGTAACAACCTAACAAGCGACACAACAGTAAATATTATCAACGATGGGACGACAACAGTAGCTCTTCCAGACGATAATATAATCGACCCAGATGGCTATAAGACTTACTTCTGGTCGGCTGATACTGTCAGTTTCAGTTGGGGTGCGAATGGTCATTTATTGATGGAGTGGATATGAGCCAAATTATTGATTTAGGAAAACTTCGTTTTCATTTTGCGGGCGACTACGATGCCACAACAATGTACGAAGTTAACGATATAGTAAAATATGGTGGTAACGTCTATGTTTACACATACGGATTAAAAGCCTCTGGCAACTTGCCGACAGACACGACCTACTGGGCGTTAATGGTTGATGGATTTAAATTTCAATCAGTCTACGATAACAGCATTAGTTACCGACCAGGGGACGGTGTAACTCATGGTGGTAAAGTTTACATCTGTATTCTCGAAACATTAGGCAACACACCGCCGAACACAACGTACTGGAGTCTGTTCGCGGACGGTATTCAATGGGAATCGGAATATGTAAATACAACCGCTTACCAAAAGAATGACGTTGTTTCTTACGGAGGCAACAACCTATACATAGCCAAGGTGGACACAACAGGGAACCTACCGACAGATACAACTTACTGGGAACAGTTTATCTCAGGGATTAGCGCAGATGGAGTTTACAACGCCGCAACAGCATACTTTATAAATGATATTGTTGCTTATGGCGGAAACCTTTATATCGCAAAAGGTGATACAACAGGTAACTTACCATCTTCTACAGCGCATTGGGACGAGTTTCTTCCTGGCGTAAAGAACAGAGGAACGTATAATAACACTACGGCTTATGCTCTAAACGATCTTGTTACATATGGTGCGTCTGTATATAGAGCCACAACAGAAACAACTGGCAATCTTCCCACAGATACATCCTACTGGACCCTGTATGTTAACGGTATAAATCCAAAAGGAACTTGGGCTACAACCACAGAATATTTACCAAATGATGTTGTAGTGTACGGCGGTAACAACTATCGAGCTTTGGTTGCACATGCTGGAACTACCTTTGCAACGGATTTAGCCGCAAACAAGTGGGAAAAATTCAACGGTGGTATAGACTGGAAAGGAAACTGGACAGCATCAGGTTATGACTACAAAGTAGATGACGTAGTTAAAAACAATGTTTCTAGCTACATTGCCCTTGAAGATCATACATCAGGAAGCTCCTTTGCTACGGACCTAGCGGCTGGTAAGTGGGAGTTATTTGCGGAAGGCGGGGACTATGTTTTACCCGCAACGGCAGGTAACGTAGGTAGATTCCTTTCATCAAATGGTACAGACTACGTTTGGGATGATGTAGTAGTAGAGAGTGATACTCTTGATTATTTCCCAAGTACCATCTCGTCTAGCGCCACTTGGTCTACGGCGGGTCAGCGCTTCAGCTACGATACACTTACTATCGCTAGCGGGGCCACTTACACCATAAGTGGAACAGGTAGTATCCACTATGTTTCAACAAATGGCCTAGTGGCCTTTCAATAAGGAGTAAAAAATGTCTAAATTAGTTGTCGAGAAGTTACAAAATAGTGGGGGTCCAGAACTTACCATCCCCACCGCAGATGGTTCTGCGAACCATGTTATGAAGACCGATGGTAGCGGAAATCTTGCTTTCGCTGACATCTCAACGCTTGGTCAGACAGGAACGCCAACCCTTGCAAAGAATATAGGGGGAGCAACAAGCGACTCCGACGACACTGGTAAAATCATGTGGACAGACGTTAAGGCTGGTGTAAATACAGATGACATTATTGCAGTGCGAATTACTGGAAGAATAGTTAACGCCACAAGTAACGTGGATGTTTACATGATCGGCTGTAATTCTTCTGGGGCTAATATTACTACTGGATACTTGTCCTACGGATCGAATGATTATTACGATGGTAATAACCAAACTAATAGCCAATCTCATAACTCAAACCAAGGTTGGATTTGGATGCCTCAGTACCAAGAGCCAGCATATGAAAACTACCAGTACGGTGAAGGTATTATGTTTCAAATGCTTATTATCCCACAAAAATATGGAAGTTATGGCGGGATAGAAACATCTATTTGGTATCATTATCAGCAAAGCACCAGCTATAGTTATCCTAACTATGGTCAGATACATTGGCGCAATCAAGGAAACAATGTTCCGCCAGACACATGGCATGGCATTAGGTTTTTCCCTCAAAGTAACACTGGGTCGTTTTCCTCTCAAGCTGGAAAAGGTTCTAGAGTATTTGTTGAGTTGCTGGGTGTATAATAGAAACATAATTTGAAGGAGACACCCTTATGGCAGAGTTACATGTAGACAAGTTAAGCGTTAATCGTATCAAACATGCGGCTGATTCAGATTATTTAAGCGCATCAATGACATCCAGTAAATTCCAGCCTGGTAATACAGTGTCAGGCTCCCAAGTCTACGACACAGCAGGGACATTTACATTTATTGTCCCTTCTGGCGTTACAAAACTTTCCGCACTTTGCATTGGCGCAGGGGGTGGCGGTCAATACAACTGGGCTGGAAACGGTGGAGGAGGCGGTGGCCTTGCTTATGCAGACAACATCGAGGTAACTGCGGGGCAAACTATTTCAGTTACAGTCCCAGGCACAACAGCGCAGAATACCGCAGGGGGAACTGCTAGCTTCGGGTCTTTCTTTTCTGCTACAGGCGGTGCTGGTAGTACGTCTCAAGCCCAAGGTGGATCGCCCCAAAATGGTACGGTTTCTTGCGCTGGGGGGACTGGTGGGCAATCTTTCTACAGTTCTGCTGGTGGCGGAGGCGGAGCCGCAGGCTACTCAGGAAACGGCGGGAATGGCTACTATGGAGGCACAGGTTATTTACCCTACAACGGCGCTGGTGGCGGAGCCACTGGTGGATCAGGGTACGATTCATCCACTTACGGCTTCTGTGGAGGCGGAGGCGTTTGGCACGATGGTGAAGGCCAAAGCGGACAATGGGGACAATTAACAAACCAAGGTAATCAGCCTCAAAACAACGGGAATAGCTTTTATAGTGATTATCGCTACTCTGGTGTAGGCGGTTCAAATGGTGAACACGCTGGATTTCTTAACAATAGTTCGTCAAGTTCTAATAAAGGCAGAACAATATATCACGGAGAAGGTGGTGAGTTTGGCGGCGGCGGCGGTGGCGGCGGCACTAGCGTCAGTGGTAACAGTAGTTTTTGTCGAGGGGGTAAGGGTTGCGTAAAAATTATGTGGTCAACCAATAATAGTTTCTCGATAAAAGATCAGTAGGAGAATTAAATGAGCGACTTAGATTTTTATTATGTATGCCTCGATGAAGATGGAGAACCAACTGATATTGTTTTACATCAGGATAATCATGCCAATCTTATCAAGGATGCGCCAGCAGGCTGGGAAGACAAAGTTTGGGCCGCTATTCTGCCGAATGTTCCAGATTTAAAACCAAACCAACGTGCTGAAAAAAAGGGATGGTCTGCAAAGCAAGACGAAAATGATGTGAGAGTATTTTCTTGGGATTGGGAAATACAAACATTCGATCAAGAAATGTGTGTAGACATGTGGGTTCGTGTCCCAAGAAATCAACTCCTTGCCGCATCAGACTGGTCAGTTCTTACTGACAACCAATTAACAACGGCTACAAAAAACAAGTGGAAAACATATCGCCAAGAACTGCGCGATCTAACCACTGTTTATGCAGAGGTCGAAGACCCTGCCGATATAGTGTGGCCTAAAAGACCTGATGAGCCTGACTACGTTGATCCACCCTCAGAAGAAGAAGAAGGGGAGGGCTAATAGCGAGTAAAGTTGAAAACCTTTTTAGTACGCCAGTATTTACAACCAAGTTACAAAACTTCTATGTAGTTGAAAGAGCGGCTTACTTGGCTATGGAGTTTCACAAAAACTCCAAGCAACCTTTGTTGGTTTCCGACAGGTGGAACGAACAAGTTCGCAGTAAAAGTAAGAAAGAAAAGGATGAGTTCGGCACAACATCCTTCGGGGATAACCGAACATTATTTGAAAGCAAAGAGTGGGTTCCTGTAGCTGAAGCAATCCTTGACTGTGTAGAAGAAATGCTTTCGTCTGCTTATGGTGAGCTTTCACACTTCCCAATACTTCAAACTATGTGGCTTTCCGTTTATCCAGACGGCGGGTATATACCAGAACACGTTCATGCAAACAGTATTTTTAGTGGGGTTTTCTACGCTAAGGCAGAGCCAAATGCGGGGAATTTAGTTTTTTCTGACCCCGCTTGGATTACAAAGACTATGTTTCAAGTTAGTGATATAAATAAATCTTTTTTTAGAACCAGAGATGAAATACCAGTAGAAACAGGAAAGGTTATTTTATTCCCAGGCTGGCTCCCACATTCCTCTCAACCCAACAAGTCAGGTCAAAACAGAATTATTATAGGGTTTAATATTGGCTTTGGGACGAAGGATATAGAAGTATCTGATAGTGTATGAAAAAAACAACAAGAGATTTGCGGATTAACTAATGAATATCGACCTTGATAACGAGGAATTAAAAGCATTGCTGACGCAAGCCGCTAAGGACGGCGCACAGCAAGCCTTAGCCGAGGTGGGTCTTGATGGCGCTGATGCTCATAAAGACATCCGAGAGCTAAGACATTTAATAGATTCATGGCGTTCTGCAAAAAAGACAATGGGCCAGACGGCTCTTAAACTAATAACCACCTCCGTTCTGGTCTTTATTGCAGTCGCGGTGGCTATGAAACTTGGGCTTCAAATAGGAGATAAATAATGGACCTAAAAATAAAGAAACCAACTTTAAGCGAAAACAGAACAGGAGGTTCTGGCGTTAAAGGTAAAGCTAACAAAACATGTATTGCTACAAAAGCAACTGTAAGGAAAGGTAAAAAACAAAAGTAATGTCATCTAAAACTGACCTTAAAAACATTAAATCACTTGAAAATTCAAACGGTTGGAAAACATTAAGGCGGGTCATGGAGGCAGAGATTGTTACTGCCGCGATGCAAATAGCCGATAATCCCAACATGGAAATAAATGAAATCAACTTTAGGCGTGGAGCAATCTGGGCGGCTAACAGAATGTTAGAGATGCCCCTCAGACTAACGACAAAGTTGGAGGCAGAAATCGCGCTGGATAAGGACGACAGCGTTTAATCCGTATATTAAATTCGTCCTATTAACAACTTAATTCCCGCTACGGCTGGAAGGAGAAAAAAAATGGCAGTACCACAAAGCAAGGAAGACATGCAAAATGCTGTTGACGCGATAGCCTCAAAGCAAATGGGTGTCCCTCCCCAAGCAGGCGGCGCAACAGCCCCGCAACAAGCCCCTCAACAACAAGCAGAAACAAAAGAAACAAACCAAGAAAAGGCCGCAAGTACAGGATCACCTAACACAGAAGGTGATAAGGTTGCCGCTGAAGCTGTGGTTTATGAAATAGATTTTGGGGAAAAAGATAAAGACGGAAACTCGGTTATGAAGACATTAACCGACAAGCAAATCAAAGGAACCTTTGAGCGCTATTCCGCAATGAACCACCAGAACGCCCAATACAAACCAGTTATGGATTTGGTAAGGCAGATACAGCAAGCAAACCCTGACTTGCGAGACCCAGCAAAATTTGCAGACCAGATGAAAAACATCTACATGGCCCAAGTAAAAAACCCAACTATGGGAAACACTGAGGGCGAAAGGTCTCAGGGTCCAACAGATTCAAAAATGACTCAACCATTGAATGACCAACTGTCAAAATGGGAAGAGGATAACGCTGTTCAACTACCCCCAGGCTACAAAGAAATGTTAGTTAATGGTGGTGGAGAGATGAAGGCTATTAAACAACAATTAGCCCAAACGCAAAACGCACTTCGGGCAATGATGGCTAGAACTCAAGGTGTAGCTGATGCCGCAAGAGATCAGGTGCAAAATGCCACCCAAGACAAGACGATGGCTATTAAGCAGTCAATCGCTAATAATTTAGATCAGGCACAAGCGGCTTTACGTCTTCCAGACGACAAGGCAAATGACTTTATGGTTTTTGCCGCAGAACGTGGGTTTACTATGGAAGACTTTGCTGACCAAACGCTTACTATGAGAGTAATGCAAGACTACGCAAATAATATGAATAGTCCAGAAATGGAAAGAATACGGGGTATAGCTATGAACCGTCAGGCATACACAGGTTCGCTTGGTTCCTCACCTGGAGGAGGCTCATCTGCCGCTCCAGCAGAAGAGATGAGTACATTCGACAGGATGGCTAATGCCGCAATGTCGAAAAGAGGAATGGCTTAGACTCCTCCCTAACTGACCCTCGGCTCGGATTTTAGGTGTCCCCTTCCGTCCGAGGGTATTTTTTTTCAAAATAGGGACGAAAAACTTTTTTAGATAGTCTAATATCCAAAACATACGATTAACGCAACGCTACGGCCTTGCACGTAACAACAGATGTTTAGGGATGACAATGGCCCCTAACTCGCTCTAACCCTTTTTTTTAACCTAAACCATTAGGAGGATTAGTCATGGCGGCTATTCAAGGACTTAGGGGTACAGGTGAGTTTACGACTGACTTTAGACCCCGAAACTACAGAGAGCTTTTCACGCTCTTGGAGCCTAACGGTAATGCTCCTCTAAATGCTTTGCTTGCTATGGGTTCGTCTGAGGGAACAGATGACCCTGAGTATAAGAATTTTAGAGATGAATTGCCCGATAGGAAAATGAAAGTTGATGGTGCAGTAGCTAGTACATCTACTACTACTATTACTATTGACGCTTCTGACGATAACAAATTCGCAATCGCGGGTTCCATTGTTGTAAACAGTGAAACTGGTGAGGTGATGCACGTTACCGCAGACACAACGGGTACTACATTAACTGTGGCTCGAAACATTGGCGCAACTTCGCACCAGATAGCTGATAATGCTGAACTCTTCATCGCTGGCTTTGCGGCGGCTGAAGGTGCAAACAGCCCTACTGCTATTTCGTTCGACGCAGTTGTATCCAACAACTATTGCCAAATTTTTAGGACAGCTTTTCAAGTATCAAACACCTTGCAAAGCACTTACCTAAGAACTGGTGACAAGTTGGATGAAGCAATGACAAAAGCTCTTAAGCTCCACATGAGCGACATCGAGAGAGCTATGTTCTTTGGCATGAAGCATGAAGACGCTTCTACTGCTTCTCAGCCAGTACGCTTCACTGGTGGTATCATCAACAGTCTTACTAATGTTGTGGACGTTTCTACAGACTTCGCTTCATATGGCGGCTCTAACGCTGGTCAAATGACTGAAGCTGGATTTGATGACTTGCTCATCTCATCTGTCTTTAAGTATGGCTCTAAGCAAAAGATCGCTTTTGTCGGTGAAACTGTGGCTAACCAGCTACAGCAAATCGGTAAAGACCGTTGGCAACCAACGCAGTACGAAGGAGCGTATGGAGTGAATCTGACGCAGTACACAACTTTTGCGGGCGATTTAATGGTACATTTGCACCCTCAGTTCAGACAAGTTCCTGGCATGAAGACTGCAATGATTATCATTGATTTTCCATATCTGTCTTATCGCTACCTAGAAGGTCGTGATACTCAGTTGTTAGAAAATCGCCAAGCACCTGACGCAGACAGCACCAAGCATGAGTATTTAACTGAGTGCGGTTTGGAGATGCTTCAAGATAAGGTACATTCGTACATTAAGAATTGGTCAACCCGATAGGGACGACCACTTCCTAAAAGTGAGTATACTAAAGGGGTGCATAAGCGCCCCTTTTTTATTGGAGGAAAACATGGCAACAAAACCTAAAAGAGCAAGAAACGCTAAAGGTCACTATAAAGCTGACGACCCCACAACTCCCGACATCAACGAGGCTTTTGAGCAAGACGAAAAACCTGTCGTAAAACCAAAGGCCACTGCCTTCAAGCCAGAACTTGTTTGGTTTGAGTCTAGGGAGAAAGAACCTAGCATGTTTGAAGTCGCTGGATATGGAGCGTTAAGAAATTTTTCTAATGGTCGTCTTGAGTGGAAGGTCAAGGCTGATGACGTAGAACGATTTATGGCAAATCACTTTGTCAAAACGGGTCGAGTAGTTAAGAAGGCAGGCTAATCATGCAAGATGGGACTGAGACCAAGACGACAGCTACGTTCACCAGTAACACGAACCCTCATGTCCGTGACAAGAACTCTCCTTTGTCCGCGCTAATCATGCAGGCTTTACGCCGATATGGGGACTTCCACCCTGGTACTGTTGATGGTGATGTTATGCTTATGATGTTGGAATTTGCCAACACTATAATAGATGACATCCGCCAGCACCCATATCACGATATAGATTATCCTCTTGACTACTACGAATCTGTAGAAGAAGTCAGGGCTATTCCTGATCCTATTTTAGTTAATGGATTGCTCTATCACTATGCCCTTCAGCAAGGTAGCGATAAGCTACAGATGTATCTTCCTATGTATTATCAAACTATGAATAGACTGCTTTGGCAGGCTAAGAATGGAAACACGGAACTAAAAATGCGTGTCATGGATGAAGGTACAAACAAAAGAAACCTTAACGGAGGGACGACAAGTACATTCAATGGGACCGTTAAACCGTGACATCATCAGTAAAGTCTGCCTCTGGGCTAAAACTAAAGACATACGCATATGAGAATTTTCAAGGACTAGACACGAGTAGAGATGTCACCTCCCTGGACACTGGTAAGGACCAACACCTTACCATTGTTGACAATGCTACTTGTGACTGGCGGGGTCAGATAGTGCGTGACCCCGCCCACAAATTTTTAGAGGGGCAACATCCTGTAAATCACATTGCCTTTTTTAACAAACAAGAAATTGTTTACGTTGAAGAAGATGGCGCGGCGTTAAACTTTAAATCAGAACGCGACCACACGCTGACTGGCGTGTATGATAAAGAAGAAGTTGTCTCATCTACAATATTTAACCAAATGGCTTTCTTCGCTGTAAGAGGTCAACCAGTTTATAGATATGATGGTATCGTTTTTTCTAGCAACGAGTCACCAGCATTAAACGATTTAAGGCCAGCATATATGGCTTCAGTTCAAAGAAGACTAGCTGTTGCTGGCATCCCTGGACGAGAGACGGAGGTACATTTATCGAGAGTAGACCAAGACGAAATATTTCCAGACGACGAAGCTGACGATGAAACAAATGTCCTTCGTGCTGGGTTCTTCGACATCGCCAACCAGTTAGGTACGGCGGATCAGATAACTGGTCTTGGATCATTTGAACAAAACCAGTTGGTAATTTTTACAGCGGATAGGGCGTTAATCTTTAGGATTGACCCTGACTTTACAAGATGGACAATAAACGACAGCGCGAACATACATATAGGTTGTGCCAGCCACAATACTATAGTGAACGCGGGGACGGACCTACTTTTCTGCTCACGATCTGGTATTCACAGCATCAAACGAAGCGAAGAGAACGGCATCCTCGTATATTCTTACAGTCTCTCGGACAAGATAGACCTCCTGTATCGAGAACTGTTCAACTCGGTAGAAAACCCAGAAAAGATTTCCGCCGTCTTTGACCAAGACGAGGGGCAGTATCATATATTCTTCCCGCAGAGTGGAGACTTTATCACAAGACGACTAACTTTGGCGCTCAACCCCGAAGGGGGTGACGCTCAACCAAAGTTTAGTACGGGTTCTTTTCTCAATCAAAGATGCGGTGCGTTCCTTAACGGGCGTTTTGTTGTTGGGACAGTAGGTGGTATCTACGATGTTTTTAAAGTTGAATCAGAAAAAGAGGGTGCGTTTACCCCCGATATGACTGTAACAACTCCACTACTCTGGCATGGAAGTTTGCAGAATACCAAGGAAACCCACAGCATTTTAATCCAAGCGGCTGGCAAAGGAACAATTACAGTCGATGCTCAAGACCAAAACGGAAAAGTCATTGGGGAAATGATTATAGAAGTAGATGATACAAAGGACGACAATTACTTTGTTGATGTGCCATTATCTCGTCAATACGAACGTAAGTGGCAACACCGTTATCTAGCGGCCCAGTATAGGTTTAGAAGCGCTGGTGGGCGCGGTCTTCTCAGGATTATCGGGTTTGCAATTACAGTGAGGGATTAAGATGGCAAGAATTAGACAACAGTACCCCCAAAATTATGGAAGTTCTGGTAACATAAACACTGAATTTGAATCAGTTATCAGATACCTAAACGCCGCTGAGATTGGCGATAACACCATCGGGGAACTTCTAGGCAAAATTTTTGACAACGCTGGTAACTGGAATGGTCCAGTCGAATTTAGAAAAGATAGTTCGTCTGGCATCCAATATAGAGTTGGCGAATATGCAAACGCCGACACTGGCTGGCAAACTCTTGCCACATTAGCCGAGCTTCGTGGCGAGGATGGTGCGCAGGCATCTGAAATCGGTGCGCCAATATTTTTTGGAAGAGTTGATTTCACACCTACGGCTGGACAAACAGAGTTTGAATATGCTCATTCAACGACAGACTCATTGTTGGTATACCAAAACGGTATATTAAAAGCAGAGGGCGCTCTTAATGATTACACCACAAGCGCTACTGGTGGGTCATCTGGTGCGGGGTCAGTTACATTTAACACGGGCCTTACAACAAGTGACTCTGTTACAATATTTAAAGTTCGATCAACTTCGATTACTGGGTACACACGCTCAGACACAGTGACGACTGCAACACAGATTAACTTTCCATTTACTCATGATGAGAACACTAAGTTACAAGTTTACTTAAACGGTATTTTGCAGAAAGAAGGGGGAACAGATGACTACACCACAATCCCTGCGCAAAATGTTATTCAGTTTAATACAGGTGTGCCAGCGAACAACCTAGTTACCATAATCACAGTAGAGAACACTTCTGTCCAAGCTGTGACAGGTTTGATGTTTGAGGAAAACTTTGTCCACACGGATACGGGGTTAATTAAGTTTCCAAAACTCAGCATAGCTGATGGAGACATAGCTCAGGCAAAAGTTGCTAACCTAACATCAAGTCTAACAGAAAAAGCCAAAATAACAGTTGGATCGAATACACCGACAAACCCTGCCACTGGTGATTTATGGCACGATACATCTATTAATCCAAATCAGTTGAAGTTTTATGACGGGACAATGTTCCTCAGAACTTCACCAGAATCTTCATTGCCTACTTTCCAAACAACTGATGCTGGTAAATTTGTTAAAGTTAATAATACTGGAACTTCTCTTGAGTATGGTAATCCTGATTTCTCAGGTCTTATCCCGATTAACCAAAAAGGTGCATCATCTGGCGTGGCCTCTTTGGATTCTCAAGGTAAGCTACCACAGAATCAGTTGCCAACAACTCTTGCATCGGACAGTTTTTACGCAATCATTACAACAGCCGCAAACAGCCCGTATGTAATTAAAAGAATTTTTAAACAAAAAATAACCATTGATGGTATTGCATTGCAAACTTCTACTGGTACTTGCTCGGTACAGATAGCAGTAGATGGGGTGGGTTACGGTGATGTCCATGCGGTGAGTTCTGTACCTACAGAAATATCTGCGCTAGGTTCAGTTATTGAGGTCAATGCAACATCTCAATCTCACAGCGTTGGATTTATTGTAACAAACAATAGCTCTGCTGGAAATCTGGAGGTGGTACTCGCAGTAGCAATATCCGCAGTTTAATAAGGTAACTTAATGAAAATACGATACGCAAAGAAAAGTGATATAAAAATTGGAGTAGATTTAGGGGCAGTAATGTGGGCGGAAAGCAGTTTTATTTCATCCGACTACAGTAAGGAGAAGTTATACAAGTGGGCTGATAGCCTAATAGATGATGAAAATGGATTTGTTGCTGTTGCAGTGGACGACAATGACATACTTTTTGGTATGTACTTAGGGTGTTTAGAGCAACACTTCTTTGGGAACGATATTTATGCAAGGGATTATTTATGGTTTGTTGAACCATCAAAAAGAGGCGGAATGGCGGCAGTCAAACTTGTTAAGAAGTTTGAGGAGTGGGCTAAAGAAAAGGGAGCAACGGAGTTGCGTCCAGGTATATCGACAGGTGTATACATGGATAAAATCAAAGGTTTGTATGAGAGACTTGGCTATGAACACGTTGGGTATCTCTTCAAAAAGCAGATAGAAAAGGAGGCATGACATGTGTGGTGGCGGCGGAGGTTCTAAACCCCCTGATTATACAGCTGAAAGAAATCAGCTAAAAGCGGATACGCTTGCAGATTATCAATCTCAAGCAGATGCGTATAACCAAAGTTTGGCGGCTTACAACGAAAGTGTGCAAGACATACTAGATCAAGGTAGCGAATTGCAGAGTTCATTTGCTGGCGCAACTTACGATCAGTTGTATGATGACCCAACCACTTCTGTAAACGAGAGCCTTCTCGCTGGTGATCCTTTAAATACAGCCTCAGGATTGCAAGCACAGTTCGACGCATTGCAAATGCCAGAAAAACCTATATTCGATCCTGTTGTTATGGGTGAGGGAGGTATAGGTTCTGTCAGCATTGGCGCAAATGAAATGCCAACCCTTAACGAGGCAATGAATATAGACTCTTCTGGTTTTGGCGCTCAGTTAGATGAACTCGGTTCTACGATTGCTAATTTGCAAGCGCAAGGCGCGGCAGAGGAAGCGCGGCTTCAAGGTATCTACGATCAATACAATTTAGATACCGCAAACACAGCATTTGATATTGGTCAAATGGGAATAGGTAGCAACCTTAATAGCTCATACAGAGATTTAAATACTCTTGAAGCTACCCTTGGCAATGTAAGAAGCCCAATCGCAGGCTTCATTGACTTTGATGGTGACGGCATTGCTGGTAACGAAGCTCAAAAAGCTAGAGATGCAATAAAAGGTTACAGGAGTTCTCTTGACGCTATAGGTGCGCAAACTGCGGCAGAGAACCAACGAATAGCTAATTTTGGTTCTGATCTCTACAGCGCTATTGACACGGGAAGAACAACCTTTGGTGGTTTAGCTGGTGATTATACTAAGCAAGCTGAAATTGACGCTCTTATGAATACCATCACGCAAAAAGAAAGAGAGATAAATAGGTTCAGTTCACCACTTGGGGGCGATTTTAGCGGTCAAAGGGCCGAGTTAAATGCTCTCAAACAACAACTACAAGGGCTTATAAACGAAGGAAACGTAGAGAGAGAAAGAGTATCTGACTTTATAGAAGATCAAGCTGATGCTTACGAAGACCTTTTTAATACTGCTCAGGATACAGGTATTTACAGTCAGGCTGGGTTAGATGCTTTGGGCTTGGCGAGAGATAGGCTTCAGTATGACATAGACAACTTTAGTACGCCTTTTGGTGATACTCTCTACAATCCAGAAAACGTAGGCGGTTTTTATAGAGACCAAGCATTAAACGCAATAACGGGTCTGGGTACTCGACGTCAGACCCAACTTGATGCAATATCAGATGCAATAGGTGGCGCGACTGCTGGTCTGGCTGATGTGCCTTTGTATGATGAAGACGCTATACGTGATTACTACGATGCCTTAGATACTGCGGCTGGAGACTTTAGTAGGTTTTCTGGAGGCAGAGTAGATGAAATCCAAGCTGAAATTGATACTCAGAGAACAGCCATTGATAACCGAATCAATGAACTGAGGGCATACAGAAATACTCTTGAGGAAAACGCACAAACACTTCTTGAAGAGATAGAAAGTGGATCGTACTACGCCCTTTCAGACCTAGATGATCCTGATGCTAGAGCTTTACAGATGGAAAAAAACATCGACCTTTACAATGCTCAACAAGCCTTGGACGAGATTGCAGTAATCGAACAAAGGTTACAAGCGCAGAGATCAAGACTTGAACAGGACGCTCAGAATGTTGCTAACAGAACAGCAAGCGCTCAAGGTGCAATTCAAATTGGGGCAGGCGGAACGCCAACATTCGGAAGGGCCGCTTTCTCAACGCCAACAGCCGCTTCAAACGTGGCTAGATATAACCCAACTGAGGAGGAAGAGGACAACTACTTAGGTGGAAGAACCCCGTTTAGTTCGTCACTTGGGGCTATCCAGATAGGCGGCTAAGGAGTTAGGATATGGGTTTTGGTGCAGTAGTCGGAGCGGGAGCAAGTTTAGCAGGCTCTATTTTTGGCGCTTCAACAGCGGCGAAGCAGGCTCAACGTGATCGTGAGTGGGCGAACTTTCGTGCCTCACAATCGCAGAACCTTGCTGACGCTCAATTTAATTTAAGTCTTGCTGACAGAAGATTACAGCAAGAAGAAAACGCCTATCAAAGAGTTATGAACTCATTGATGAGGCGGCAGGCTGGTCAAGAAAGACAGTTTCAAATCAATGAGCTTAACGCTTACAAGTCACAGTTACTAGAAGAGAGGGCCGCTGACATACGCCGTCAGGTAACTGAGGATAGAGCGGCGGCTAAACAACGTGAGTTTCAACTGCAACAGCTTTTGCGAAACCAAGAGTTGAGCGCACAAGAAAGAGCGTTTGCCTTGGAAGAATTGAAGCGAGCGCAAGAGATAGCGTCTGGCGAAAGAGAAGAAGAGCTTGTTCGCTTCTATGAGGACAGGGCAGAAAAAGACATCGAAAGAGAATTTTATATTTCTCAGATGGGTCAAGCCCGCCAGGACTACCAAGACGAGCGCGAATACGACCTCGGCATTAGAAATCGACTTCTGCAAAGAATGGACGAACTAAGCCAAACGGCTCAAATGGCATACGATGAGTTGCCTATGGTCCAGCCACTAGCACAAGTAGATCAAAGAGATATTATGTCTGAAGCTCTGCGCAGAGAACAGCAGTATGTAGCTGATGTTGACAGAGCCGCAGATCGAGTTGCGTCAGTTGGCGAAGCTGGCCTTATCCGCAGAGCTATGGATGAGAGTGACACCGCCACAGACGAAAGAGCTAGAATTGCCGCTCGTCTTGCGGGTGAGTATGCAGATGCGAGAAAGAGGGCTAGGGACGAAGCTACAAGTTACATTTCGGGGATAGCGGCGGCAAGAAACGAACCGATTATTCAACAGATGGCACAGAACCGAGACCGTATGGCTATGGCTACTGGAGCCGCTGAGGCTGGGATGAATTACTTTGCTCAGTTGCCTGGGGTTACATCTACTGTTGGTCAATATAATTTATTGGGAGCAACGCCTACTGGAATACTTGATAGGGATATTATGTCGGCAAACAATTACCGTTCGCCTGTAAACATTACCTCTGCTATATATGACGATATGAGAGTTGGTACAGGGTTAGCTGATTATAGAAGGCCATCCACCGCTAGTGACGCTGGGTTCTTTAATGTAAGGTCTGCTATTTATGACCCATATAAGGCAACAGTTGGTAATTACAGCATTGGAAACCCAGCAGGCATTTATAACAATCTTGCCAGCGAGCAAAATAGAGTTGCTATATCATCAGCGGAAAATGCTAGAGAAGCAGGCAAAGGCGTAGGGTCTGCTATGAAGAACTTCTTCGATGAAGCAGGGTTCGAGCAAAGTCTCGACAAATGGTGGTCTAACAGAAATAAAGCAGGTATGTAATGGATTTTTCACAATGGTACTCAGGCTGGGAAGAGCGCGAAAAGTATAATACTCGCCAACGGCGAGATTTTGCTAAAGCGTTTGAGACCTTTAAAAAAGACAACCCTTACGCTACGTTCAAGGACTATCAGGATTATATTGACCAGATGGCGGGTGGGTCTAACTACATACGTGGTGGCGCACCAAGCCAAGACGTTCTAAGAAACATGGCTAGTGAGAACGCAAGAAATCTTGCCGCAAAAAGAGCAAAAGAAGCGCATGACGCAAAGCTCCGTGAGTTTGATCGTTTAAAATTATATCAAGAAATGGCACAGCCATTCCTTATGGGTGGCAAGCCAAACGAAATAGATAAAAGAAAAGAAGAGTTTTATGGCTCTATTGGCGAGGTCAGTCCGTTAGTCAAAGGCGCATTGGACAATTACTTTTCAGAGAGCAACTATATGGGACAGCAGGGTCAGATGTTGCTTGGCAAGGTAGATCAAGCGGCAAATTACCTAACTCGTGTTGGTGGTAAGGTTGAGAACAAAGAACAGTTTGCTCAGTTGATGGGAGTGCAACCTCACTTTGTCGATCCGCTAATTAATATGGCAAACTCAGAATATGAAAAAAGAAGGAACGACCACTGGTTAGATAAGACAGGTGTTCTTGAGGACAGGGTTGTAAAACTTGCCGCAAGAGGTGGGGACATTGACGCATTTATAAAAGATACTGAAGAAAATGGTATCTATAAAATGACAGAAAACTTAAAAACAAATTTAAGGTCTATTTTTGATTCAGAAGAATCCAGACTAGATGACGAAGTATCGCAAAAAGCGGCAGAGGCGTTTAGGAATATCCGAACTGGCATGGACACAGATCAAGACTTTATGGTTGGTTTATTAAACGATGGATATGATGAAATTCTTGCGAAAGTAAAAAATCGTTTTGTAAATCAAATGTCGCCAGATCAATTTATGAAACACTTTGGTTCCCCGCCAAACGAGGTAGGCGACACAAAGTTTAAAGCCATTGCCGACGAATTAATTAGAATTGCTCAGAATACTCAGTCGGCTCAAAGAACAAAAGCCCAAGACGAAGTTAAAGCAACAGTTACAGGTGATGTTACTGAAGCTATTAATCAAAGATTTGACCAGGGCGTGAAGGAACTTTCTAAAGCTAACATCTATAATAACGACGAAAGCCCTGCAAAGACTGTTCAAGTCTTTCAACAAATCGCTCAAACCTTTTATCCCAGCCCAGCAGTGCAGAGCAGATTGCTTGAGATAGTAACCGAGTTTGAGGATCGTAGTGGGGACAACTGGTCTGCACAACAGCTTTATGCGAAAGCTTTGCAAGATAGCAGTATGCAAAGACTTCTAAAACGCCAAGACCAGTACAGTCAGGAAAGAGTTGATAAAGCTATAGAGTTACGAGGTGGCTACGACATCTCTACGTTTAAAGAATGGATAGACGGATTTTCTGACCTTCAAGACAAAAGACTTCAAGCATATGGTCAATATGACACCATGATTGAACAAAACGCAATGGCTAATATTCCATTGCCGCCCGCTGGTTCTGACAGAAAAGAAGTTCTTGATGCAGAAATGAAACAAATTGCATATAAAGTCCAAGAGTTCGAGAAATTCCAAGCCGAGATTGAAGAAAAACTTAGAGAAGCTAACATGGATTGGAACAGCAGAAGAGAGCGCTCTCAGGGTCCAACATCTTGGCTCAAGACTGGCACAAAAGATTCTCGATGGAAAGACAACGAGGCTAATGATGCAAGGGCCACATATCAAAGAGGGTATGGAGAGTTGCTCGAATTTATCAGAGCAAAAAAAGAAGAGATGAAAAACCAATATCTACAGCTAGAGGAAGAAGCAACCGATTTATTAGAATTTAATCCTGAGATGAGACCGAACGCTATAGTTAGATTATTAAGTGATCTGTTCAATTAAGGACGACAGGCAACCCATATAAATATATTCTTACTCCAGTAGACGGAAACTGGAGAACCGCTCATGGCAGACAGAGACTTAGGGATTAAGTACAACCCTGGTCAAGCTGATGATCCATTCACAGCTGATAATGACTATACAACAGACCTTCGTGGTAAAAATCCATTATATGACCCCCGCGTAATTGCTGATCTTCGCGCTCACTACAATGAGCTAGGTCACAATGTTCAAGGCATGACTGACGAGGAAATCGTTGACGAGTTTTATTCTGATAAAACTTGGGGAAGCCTTAACACTATGGGTGGCGCAAAGCGTTTGTATGAGTCAACCCAACTAAGCGATGAAGGTAAACATCGCCTTATGCGGTTAAATAAAGTCTACGAAAGAGCGCCACAATTCTGGGAAGAAGGCGGACGAGGCTGGCTTAGTGCCTTGTCATCAGGTGCGGGTGCCATCCTTCTCGACCCCATAAATTTAATTCCTTTTGGTAAAGCGTTCCAAGCTGGAGCAGGCGCATATAAAGCGGGTAAAACTGGTTGGCAAGCGGCGAGGGCTGGTGCTGGAAGAGGCGCAATATACGAGGGCGCTATAGGTGGTGCGCATGAAGGCATCATGGCAACAATGGAGGAGAACGAAAGGAAGAACCTCGGATACCAAAGAGAAGTAGATTTAGGAAATATAGCAAGTCGAACAGCGTTAGGTACAGCTTTCGGTATGGGAACTGGTACGGTTCTCGGTGGGATCGCTGGGCGAACAGGATATGATAGTCGTGTTGGTGAAATTTTTGGAACAACAGGCGCACAACAAGCGGAAGCTGGTCGTTTTGCTGGAATGACAGACGACGAAATCGCCCGAATGACACACAAAGAGGGTGAAGAGTTAGTCAAAAAATATAAGTCTGGAGAACTTGTAGAGGGGTCGGCACGTTCAGCAGATCAAGCTCTTGACGCTGACGGTACGGACCCAACCGCCCCAACAGAACCAGAGTTGTCCCCAGACGAAATAAAAATGGTGGACGAAAAATCTCAGATTGAGGCCGCTATTGCAGAATATGAAACCGCTGAAACAAACTTAAGGCGCGATAATGTTGACGGCTCTCTCGATGCACAAATCCAAGAAGCAAGAGAGCAGATCGCGGCTCTACAAACTCTTAGTAACTTTGGTCAAAGAGTTGAGTTAAAGAAAAAACAAATAGATGACCTTGCAACAAACGTCCCCAAAGAATCTGCTGAGTTCCAAAAACGTGTTGCTGAATATAACGAAGCGTACTCCAATTACAGATACGCTATAAGCTCTATTGGTAAGCCTGAGTTTAACGATGTTATGAAAGACATCGTTCGTGGCCTAGACCTTGAACCACCAAAGGTAGATGCAGAAGGACCAGAAGTACCCAAAGCTCCTGGGGGAGAAACAGAGGTAGGGGTAGAAAAAGGAACTGGCGGACAAGAAGACCCCAAAGTTGGAACAGGAACGCCAGAATTAGGAGAGGCTAAGGGTGGCGGAGAAGGTAGCCCAACTCTGGAGGGTGGGATTGATAATCCTCCCGAAGTGCAAGTGGATATTCCCTACCTCAACACGAAACAAGTACAAAAAGTACAAAAAGAAATACTGGAGCCATACGGCATTACCGAAGCCGAGCTTAAAGTTATTTTAGATGACCCTGCTAACGGTGTCGTGTCTCGATCTGGAGGCAGTGTAAACTCTGGGAAGATAACTAATCAGACCATTAAGGAAATTAAGGAGCATTTGGATGGCAAGAAGAAACCTGTTGTTGAGGATGCTCCTGAGATTGATGCTACGCCTCCTAAGGAACCTGAGCCGTCAGCCGTATCCGCAGAGTTAAGAGGATACGCTCTTGCTCAAGGGATAGACCCAAACAAATTGAAACCCGCTGGGAAAAGAACAGTTGTTTCTAAGACTCAGATAGATAAGGAAGCCGCTAAAGCTACAGCAGAAGATGATTACGCAAGGAAAGCGTATGAGGAGCTTGCCAGAATTAGCGACATGTTTGGTGACGGAGAGGTTGATGTAAATGTTGCAGAGGCGGCAATCAGAGCTATTGCCAACGATGACAGCATTACGACACCAGCCGACGACCTCATTGCGCTTCGCAGGCATTTAGACAGTCTCCCAGACGAGTTTGTTGAAGAGAGCGTACCGCCGACAGAACTTACACAAACACAAAAGAAAAAAATTAGAGCAAGGAAATCGACCCTTAAAAAGCAATTCCCTGGCCTTACAGATGATGCGGCAGAAACAATGGCAAGATCACAAGTCTTGTCGCAAGGTCCAGAGACACCAATTCGCGGAACAGGAGAAGCAATAGGAGAAGCCGCTAAGTTTACAACGGCAGGCTTGTCAAACAATGGTCGTATCCAAGGATTGCTTAGACGCGGAACTCGAATAGGTAAAGGCTCTGACTACACTGTTACAGGTAAAAGCCCAAGACGAAACGAGTTTGGCTTTGAGGCCGCACTTATTCGAGCAAGGTCTGGCAATGGTCCTGATGTTGTTGAATATGAAACAATGGGTAAGGAAAAAATACTTACTCGAAGTGGACCAATAGAGGTTCCGAAAGGGACTGTTGCTTATGCCGATGCTGTATCTGGCAGAGCTTTTGACACTCTTGAGTTTGCCTTAGAGTTTAGGGATGGCGGAAAACCATCCCCTACTCGTCTTGGCGAATACAATTCTACAGCGCCAGCAGATCAGCCAACAAAAACGCCAATAGACTTAGCTGGAATACTTGAGAAACATAAAGATAATCCAGCCGAGCTTATAAAAATATTGGAAGCGGCGGTAAGAAAAACCGAGCCTACATCAGAAACACCAGACACCAAGACGATAGCAACGATCCCGCCACAGAAGGGGGATCATATTGCTGTTGTCAGAAGTATGGATGATCCAAATGATGTAAGGATGCTTAATCCAAACACCCAAGAAGGTCAGGATATAAGTGTTGTTATCGGCAAAAGCGGACCAAAATCTGATCCATCAAGATGGGAAGTCAGATATGCGCCAAGAGACCGTTATACAAATAGACCAAAAGACAGAGCGAGACTATTTGACAGTCTACCGCCAGAACCTAATCAGGGTGCAACATCAAAAGGCAACCCGATAAGAGGGTTTAGATACGAAGCTGGTTTGGCTACTGGCATGGGTGAGCCAGTATCTATGAGTGATATGGGCAAGATTAAGCTAACCGAAGAAATGCTTACCCCAGCCCTTCAAAACGCAACTATATATGCGTATGGAAGCAGAGCGCCAACATTAGATACAAACACTACTGCTTCAGATATTTTCTCTATTACCAAAGCGATTGAGACCCAAAGGTGGCAGAGAAAAGTAGAGTCAAATGCCAAGACAGCTATGCACCTAGAAAACCTCTACGGGGTGTTACATAGAATGGCCCCAGAGGGTTTTATAGCTGACAGCACAACAAGAGCGCAGTCTATTGAAGAACTTAAAGCAGTATTTTCAAAAAGATCACAACCAGAGTTAGATGATGCGCTAGATTTTTTAAACAGTCTCGGTGGTGATCGAGGCATAGGACCGAGTTTTAAATCTAATAGGTCTGGCAACTATCATAATACTGAGATAACTAGAGGCTCTGGTGTTAGAAGCCATATAAACCTAGATCATAAAGAAGGGTTGACTATCAACCCGCAAAACACTTTTTATCATGAGGTTGCTCACTGGGCATACGACAACATTCTGACCCCTTCAGATAAGATAGACTTCTGGAAGGCGATGAACAAATACTATGATGAGGGCGGAAACCTAGATAAAGACGCTATCCAAAACAAATTAGCAAGTTATGGTGGCATGGAGTATGAACATGAAATACTCGGCACTCAAAAGTTTGGTGGCGGAAACTCTATGTCAAGTCCGCAAGAACTTTTTGCAAATCAATTTGATATTTGGGTAACAAGAAAAAGACATTTTGCTGGGACAGATACATTCTGGCAGAAAATAAACAGGTATGTGAAGGCTATCATTCAGAGATATGCCAAAGATGCTGAGATTGACCCAGACTTAGAAAAATTATTTTCTAAAATATTACCTGATACAGAACGTCCTAAGTTTAAGTTGGGGGCAGATGCTAAACCAACAACTGATTATACCAAGCATATTAACAAACGCTGGACAGAACTTAGTCTTATAAGGGAAGACCTAGAGGATGCTCTGCATAGGGACAGTGCAAGCGGTATTGTCCAAGCAACGAGAGACCTTGTAGGTTTTATGCTGTCTGTAGCGCCTCGATACAGCAAGAAAAAACTAGCTGAGATGAGTGCCGCTGGACTTCCTGTGTCCAGAACCTTTGGCCCATTCGACGGCAGACGAGGTATGCGCAGAACTATCCATGATCGGATAGACGATCTTACAGAAATACTGTCTGGCAAGAACACTGACTGGGACGGAATAACAGGCAAGACAGACGAGACTGCTGGCTACTACGATGATGGCCTTAGTCTTGGTGCAGACGAGCAAGATGTAGCCGATCTAAT